TACTGAAAACCTTTATGAGATTTCTATTTGTAAAGTATTACTGGTCAGATTTATCTTTAAGGCCGTGGTCATAAAGCCACTGTTTAAGACCTGGAACCCTATCAATAATATACCTGAAGCTAATTGCCCCAGCCCCAATCACTGCCAGTATGATGCTGGTTAGATTTTCCCATGTAAAAGGAATGTTTTTTGCGGCAAGTACAGCAATTAAGCCAACACCTGCTGAAATAAGCACAGTGATAAGCATTTTCTTCCAAGCTGCCCAACTTTGTTTACTAAGCAAGCCTGTAAGAAACGGAACAATCGCTCCTGAAAAAGCTGCAAGTAGTGCAGCAATTGAAGTAATCATACTATAGTCCTTTCTCTCTGTCCATTATTAGTTACCTCTATCTACTTCCATTTTGACTCCTTATCATCGCGTTCTTTCCGTTTTCTGCGCTTTTCTTTCTTTTGACTGTATTCATCTAGCGCCGTTGCCACTGCTTCACTCATACCATTTTTGATTAAGTACTCAAGTTGGTGTGATGGTCTAGTTTTGTTTTCTTTGTCCATTTCCTCATGCTCCTAAAATAGTCCCCATATCCAAGAAGTCTGCTTGGTGTCTTACGATTTTCTTTACACCATCTACATCGGCTATTTTTAAGGATAGGATTACTCCACCAATATCAGGTTCTAAGCATTTTTTAGTAAGGTACTCACTTTTTTCTTCAAAACACATTGGTAGAATGACAATCGAGTTACGATACTTAGGAATATGCAGGGAAATATGCCAGTGACCAATAACAGTTACATCACAAATTTCTTCGGCTTTTTGTTGGTCAAGAATTCGTTGTGGTTTATAGCTACGAACCATTCCTAAGCCACCTTCACCATGATGTACTAAGAAACTAACCCCTTCATGCTCCATAGTTGCACTCATTTTACCTAGATAAGTAATATCAGTACGTTTCTCGCAAATCTTTTGTACGATATCGCTTCCGCATTGCTTATATAGGTCTAAGTCATGGTTTCCACTAATCGTGTAGGTTTGCAGGGAGGTTTGCGGATATACGTTGCACACATAGTTAATCTGCTTATCTTCTCCGACGATTTTAAGGTCAGAATACTGTCCTTTATACACGGTGCCATTTCCAGAAGTGAAGTCTCCAGCACAAATCATTCCTTGTACTTTCTCTTCTTCACAAATCTTATAGAACCCATGTAGCAAATCTATCTGTTCGTGGGCAGAACAAAGATGTGGGTCAGCAAATAATCCCCATTTAACCCAGCCTTCATCTTTGAATAACTCAATATTGTGTCTGATATTGTCAGGTGTAGGGGCCATTCTATCAAATACTAGGTAGCCTGCTTTAAACTGAATAGCTGCTCGTCTATTTAGTAAGTCGTCCATCAGGTCTTCAAGACCATCCATATCCAAGTTGAATCGTTTTGCTAATTCAGTTGGCTTAATTGGATTCGCTTTGATAAGTTTAAAAGCTTTTTCGACAGAATCATCACCCAAAACTTCTAACTTTGATACTTCTCTAGTATACCTCTTTTGTAGAGCATTAATAGAGTCGCTTCTTTCAAAGTTGCTATTAAATTCTCGTGTGATTCCGGTCCAAGGCAGTTTGTCTAACCGCTCTGTAATAAATTGATACTCGTTTGATAACAAAAAACTGTCTCCTTTAGAATTATGTTTCCTTACTTGTACTTCAGTTGTTCAAGAAACCTCCTTCCGTGTTTGGGATATGATATCGCATTCTCGCGCGTTTGTCAAGAGCTACTATCTCCCTTGTAAATATGTGCTATAGGCAGATTCGCCTACTGAGGGGGCTTGCTTATAGATGTTGCCGGTAGTCATTGTGCCATACTGTACGGGTTCTGGTCCTGGTGGTGATGTTTCCATACTGAGACTAATTACACTAGCCCAAAAAGCAGCCGGTTCAGTAATGTCACTTTCTGTGATTACGATAGCTGGTGGCTGGTCATTGTTACCATCAAACCTATCAAAGACAAGCACAAAGTCTTCATTACCTAGATTAAGTGCATCTAAATCATAAGTTCTAGTATAATCACTATTATTTACGGTAATATTATCTATGGTAATGCTAGAATCACCTAATGCAACGGCTTCAGCTTCTCCCGCTGATGAGGGCATTGAAGATATTTTACAGACCTTTATATTCCAGCTAGAATTTAGATAGACTAAATTTGGTACAGCTTTATAGCAAAACTCAATAACTAACTTGGGAGAATAGAATTCTGGATATGCTATGGTGCTAAACCCTAAAAACATTTTTTGTTTTGTAGAATATATACGACCATAAGGATATCTACTATCCTCAGATTCCATAACAGCCCCAACATTATAGGTGGGCCAATTATCAAAAGTAAACGTATCTCCCCAACCTATATTCCAACTGTCGAATACTGGAGTACTAGCTAAGCAGTTAGTCCAAGAATTGCTTTCAGTGTACTCAAAAAGGTAGGTAAATTGGTGTAAAAACTGAACATCTGTTGGGTCAATACTTATTGTCACTTAAATAACCTCAACCCACGCAGGAGTAGCTATAGTATCATCATAATACTCAACTTTTTTACTATCCCAATTAAATCTAGTTGCGCCGTATCCATAAGCAGGAACATATTCTCCCCATGAATTCTCATGTACTCCGTAGTAACCTGTCGCGTCACTAACATTATCTGCTGTTAATAGTTCCTGCCATCCTCCCCCAACTTGCATAATTTTTAGCACATAGGTTCCAGGCTCCAGTTCCTTTTCTTCAAGAAACATAGTACCTATTGGAACAGAAGTATAATCATACCCGTTAGCTGGGGCTGTAGGAAAAACAGGGTTAATTAATTGCCATACAGGTGTCGCCCAATCTCCCCTCCACACATATAGATAGACAATATTATCATAAACTCCATAGTAGTCTCTTTCTTCCGAAGTAACTATAACAACTTCACCAGTGTTAGGACTACTAGGCAATAATGGAAGTATTTTACTATCAAAAGAGTTTGGGTCTTCTGGAGCAGTACTCATATCGTAACCTAGTTCGTCTGGTAGAGTTATGTGTGTTATTCCTCCACCACTGCCTGAAACTTTAACCCAAACAGGAGTAGCCGAATCGTCCATTACATAAATAGAAAACTCGTCAATAACTACTCTCGCATCCCCAGGCTCACCTGTTGGTAAATTAGTATAGGTATCAATAGGGTCTTTCCAAGTAAAAGCTAAATTGTCTAATGAGAGTTCTCCTGTAACTTCTGTTGCAAGGTCAATCTTGCTAGGGCTAGCTAGACATTGAGTAATTGTAGGTGGTTTTCCTGTTGTTTTTGCTGTGCCTGTCCACGTATAAGAAGTAACTGGTGTAGCAAGAAGGTCTATTTCTGTCACTAGAAGAGAAGTTCCTGTCCAAAGGTCTACTGTATTTGAATAGATTCGTATCTGCTCTGCTTCTGTGTAATTTAAAGCTGACCAGTCTATCTCTACGGAATGGAAAGAATCAAGAGTGTTTACGGAAGCATAGGTTTTATCACAAACTGCAATTCCACTATTATCATCTGTATATGAACCTTGACCTACTGTAGTAATGATAGCTAGTTGAACGTAGCTTCCAGTAGTGCCATTTCTTCTGTAGACAACAATCGAGTCAATATCTTCAAGCAAATCTTCAATTGCAGTAAATGTAAACACGATTTGTTGTTTACTAGTGCCAGTAAGTTCTACTGCAAGAGGGTTGCTTGGAAGGGATTCTCCCGTATTCTTTCTATAAGCTGTTCGATAGTAGTAAGTATTCGGGGCTGTTAAGCCATCAGAATGATTTGATTTTGACGAATAGACAGGAGTATCTGGCAAGGATGAAGAACCAATAACTGCTTGTATAGCAGTAGATTTAGCTGTTTCTAAGCCATTGCTATCTACCCATGTTACACAAAACCAATAACTTCCAGGAGAAATCGTTCCTCCGTTATCGTTAAGAGTTAATTCTAGAGTTCCTGTAGGGTTATTAATCGCAGCTTCTCCGCTATGTTTGTGACCAACTGCGGCCTGATATAGAACTTCATCTAGCTTGTACCAATTCCAAAAGGTTGAAGCCCAATCATTAACTGAAGGAACTGCTTCCCTTACAGTAGTAAATCCAAAACGGTCAGTATATCCTGTAGTCATATGTTATCCTTTCTTATGGCCTCTTCCGGTGAAAGTATAGTGTAATCTAACTGTCTTATCGACCTCAGTACAGTTTGGGTTAAGCTGCATAACCAAAAAATGACAGCCTAAAAAGTTTCCTTGGACAATATTCCAGTGTATAATTCTTGGCATAAACATTGCAGGTTGATAAGTTTCTAATGTGTGTGATAGTAAACTTCCTGGTATTTCACTAGAATACTTATTATCTCCTGCTGCCCAATCAATTCCTGCTGTTCCGTCTATTCCCCAACCTGTTAAAATAGGACGGTCAATATAAATCCAAGAGAAATCAACATAACCACTTAACGCCCAAGAGTATCCACCAGAAATATGTGTTACCTCTACAATTCCTGTAGAAATAAGACCGTCAACTTTATTGTTCTTTTTAGTAGCAGTATCTTGTCTTATCTTTTTAAGAAGGTTTCCTGCATTAAAATTTGGTCTAGCTTTTGGAAAGTTGTATGATTTTAACTCTATGCGCTTAGCCATTATGTCCATCCTATTTCTGGATTAGCACCAGGAGAACCTGTTTGAGAACCAAGTGTTCCTGAAATTGACGTAGTAATCGTTCCTAATTGGGCATCTGTTGTTCGACTAAGAGAAGTTATTAATATAGCTGTGGTCCCTCCAACTTGCGATGTTCCTATTATAGTCTGTCCTACCTGTAAATTCAAGGGCAATCCTTCTGAGTCATAAGATGCGCCTCGCGCTGCTAATACAGTTTTATATAGCTGTGTTTTCCCGTAGTTTCTAAGTGCTTCAATGTCTGTTAGCCAGTGGTCTGCATCTACAGCAATTTCGGTTTCAACGTGTTCACCATTAAGAATATTGGTAGCTGCGTCACAGGTAACAGTTAGGGTTGTCAATAGTTGGTCGTCAACATTAGCGCTTGCAAAAGGAATCCAGTGTCCATCTGCATCTTTAACCCCAATATACCCTGTAACTTTTGCTATGTCACATACTCCTGCTTTAGAATAAGTGTATTTTACACCTTTACCAAAGTTTCCTACATCTATAACTTTTCTTAGTTCTCCTGGTGTTTGGTCAGGGTCGTCAGGATTATATGTGTAGAATGTCGAACAATCGTGATTAAATCTACCAATCATTAAATTAAATGAGAGTAAATCTGATAGTGAATCCCAAAGACTGTCACCTTTATTGTACTGCTTAACTGCTGGCGACCATCTATAAGGAAACGCCATATATGAAAAATCTTCCATAACATGCTGCTCAATGTAGTATACTAAATGAGGAATTAACCCAAGATATACTGTTTGTTCATAGGGTGTTCCTTCTGCAACTAGTATAGATTCATCATACACTTGTCTGCAACCATCAAAAACAGCATTAAGTTCGGCAGGAGAATCCTCTCCGTTATATCCATCTTGGCCCATGTATTTGTTAGCATAGTATACTAGGTCGTCGTAGTATTTTCTTTCCATCCATACTACCCAATCCTGTGCACTTCCCATTAGTTTAGGGTCTACCTTTGCTTCTATAAGTTTTTGCCCAAGACTTTCTAGATTAACTTCATAGTATGGCACATCATTATCATCGGTGTAAGATACAACATCTACAACTCTCCATAAGGAGTAATCTTTATTTATGTCAAGAGCAGTATAATAAATAGGAGTATAGTCTTCTCCTGGGTCATATGTAGTATATGGCCCTCTTAATTCGTATACTTCAACGAGTTGATTAGGCTCAATACAAGAGTTCTGATAAAGAGTTCCCCATCTTGCCCAATCTTCTTCTGTAGGAGTCGGCCCCATAACACCTTGTTGAATCTGGTTGTTATCTCCTATAACAGCATTAATCATAACCAAGTTTGCGGTCATAACGATACTATCCATTTGCTCATTCAAAGTAAAACGAACTGGTTCTCCAGCAAGATTCGTCTTGATTGTAACCATAGTAGAACCGCCAGGAACATCCCCGATATCTATTGGCTCAGGTTTAAATCTTGCTAATGAGTTAGGGTTATTATTTGGAGTTTCTTCGGGCCAATAAACCATTATCCCACAATCCTTAATGACATAGAGAATGTATACTTATTAACCCCTGCAATTGGGGCTATTTCATAATCATCTACAAGAACAGTCCAAGTATCACCAAATCCATCTGTAAATGTCCCTGATGGATTTGCTGCTAACGCTTCGTTCAAACCATCTGCTTCATCTTTTGTATTTGCCATAGTATCTTTTGAAATATATCCAGAAATAGTGAACGGTTTACTTACATCTGTTGTTCTTTTAAAGTAAAACGTTCCTGAAACTAAGTCTACGCGCGTCCAGGGGGAAGCAAGCTTTGGCAATGTCTGTGCTGTTACGAAAATCTCATATCCGTTAAAATCCATTGTGCCCCCCTTTCATTAATAGTTTGATGGGTTATCTAGGAACCCAGCTTGTCCTTGCATCAATTTTAGCATATAACTCTTCAAAGTTTCCATATCATCGTCGTTTCTTACTACAAAAGTCATTGGGCCAAAATGATTTGTTACTGGTGCTACAGTGTTTGTTTTACTTGCTGGCAAAGTTCCTGATTTGAAAGCATCAGCATTAAAAGCTACAGGCACATTACCATTCTTTAGAGGAATAACTGCCTCTTCTCCGTGAAGAAGAGCTAATCTTCCCTCGTTCTTTGCCCATTTAGTTACTCCACCAATATCGTAGCTTCCTGCATTGATAGAATTTTCTAGTGCTGTTAGGCTATCACGAATTCCACTAATGTCAAGTAGCTCAGACCCGTTTAGGTATTTACCAATCCACGGTATTTTTCCAACTGTGTCTTGCACTTTCTCAGGAATCCATAGTAGTGCTCTAACTATTTCAATACCAATTTTTAGTGCTTGTTTTCCTACCCACTTAGCACCATTAGCTATTGCGTCACCAATACCTCTAACAAAACCAAGGAATTTATCAGGAAGAGTAGCTAGCCAATCCCAAGCAGTAACGAATGGTTTTTTAATTGTATCCCCAACGTCTTTAATAAAGCTCCAAATTTTACCACCGATTCCACTGAAGAAACCAGCAATTTTATCGGGCCAAGATGCAGGTCCACTATCACCAGTGAACCAATCCCATGCGGTTCTAAACGGCCAAGTGATTTTATCCCATATCCACCCTGCGCTGTCTGCGATTTTACTGCCGATACCTGTAAAGAAGTCACCAATTTTTCCAGGCCAAGAAGCCATACCATCTTTTTCATCGGCAATCCAAGCCCATGCTTTCTTGAATGGTGCATTAATCCACTCGTCTGCTTTGCTAAGACCGTCAGCAATTTTACCACCAAGCCAGCCTAGTTTTTCACTTACTACTGGTCCTACTGTTTCAATAGCACTTCCAATAGCTTTAGCGAAAGCAAAGTGTGCTTTTACGGTGTTAACTAGCGTTTTACCTACGTCCACTGCCATTCCACCAATGTTTTTCGCTAGTCCTTTAGCGTTGTTTCCGAAGGTACTCCAATTACCTGTGAAGATTCCTTTGAATAACCCTGTTGCCATTCCACCAACATTACCTACAGCCTCGGTAGCATGTGTAGCAGCATCCCATATGTTTCCTATAGGTTTGAACATAGCTTCTACATTGCCTTTACCGAACGTTTTGTACATTGCGCGAGATACAGGGTTATCTTTTACGAATTGCTGAATAGTTTTTCCGCCGAATAGTTTAGTCCATACTTTTTCATTCATGAAGCCACCCTTCAAGAAGTTTACTCCTTGAATAGCCATCATTGCTAATCCTATTGGACCTCCACCCATCAATGTTTTACCTAAGAATCCTAAGCTTTTACCCGCAGCTACTCCTGCACCTTTTCCTATAAGTTTGCTCAGAATATTTTCAACAGGTTTAGCAAGGACACTTACATCACCAAGACCAGCAAGCATACCAAATTTACCTGCACCTTTAGCAAGCATACCAACTTTTCCACCACCCATTTCACCAATTTTCATTAGCGGTCCAAGGAATTTTGCTATTGCCCCGCCAGCTTTTTCTATGCCCATCAATTTGTTTCCGCTGACTAAGCCTTCAAGAACCTGCATAGATTCTTTGCCTTTACCAGTATACTTAAACAAACTTCTAGAAGCAGCCCCTCTGAAGTCTTTCATTGCCATTGGGTTTTCAACCCCGGCCAGTTTCATACTATCTGCTGCGCGTTTCCAAGCATTAAACTCAGCAGCTACAGCACTTTTCCCGCCTCTATCAGCCATAGCCGCAGTTAATTCAGCTTTAGGTGCTTGGGCATGACCTAACTCATGGAAGTATGTTGATAGTCCAAACTTACTATCCATAGCTGCACGACCTTGTGTAGCTAATTCAATAGAATTAGTTTTAGGTATAAATCTTGAGAAGTTCTGTTCGGCACTTTTGTAGTTTACTCCAGACATACTTTTCATTTGAGAGAAGAATTCTGGACTAGGTTTCATACCTCTGTCCATCATATCTTGAGCAACATAGCTAGGTAAACCATAACTTGTTGTTCCTAAACTGCCTAATTGTCCTACTGGTATATCTCCTAAGCCTCTAGCACCACGGCGTATGCCAAGTTTCTGCATAATACGGCCTGAAATTTTACCTGAGTAAACGTTTTCAGTACGTTGAACAATTTTACCTTTGCCAATAGCCTCACCAGTACCAAGTAACCCGGCTGCTGAATAGAGCATACCTCTAAGTCTACTCACACCTTTACCAGCAGTAGCACCTTTTAAGTTTTCAGCAGCTAGAATAGGTCCGAAGATACCACCCATAGTTAGTTTCTCTACAAGTCCTCCACCTTTACCAAGTATACCTTGACGAGCAGTTTTTACTGCTTTGCCTACGTCTTCTACCCCACCTTTAAGGTCTTCCATAATAGTGCGAGCAGTAGCCGCAGTTTCTTTTGAAATCTGTTTTGTTGCAAGTCCTGGTCTTAATTTAGTTATGTCTACTACTTTTTGAGCAGTTGTATCTATTTTAGCAGCAATATCTTTTGCGGCCAAACCACGAGCATTTGCTTTAGCTAAAGACTCTTTAATAGTATTACTATAGCGCATATCAGCAGCTTCTTTTCTTAGCTGAAGAACATTAAGTTTTTCTGCGGAAGCTTTACTTGCTATTGCTGATTCAAGAGATAGTTTTGCAGAGGCTATGCTAGCTTCAGCAGATTTTACTCTTTGAGCCATAGCTGCTCTTTCTTTTAGTCCAGCAGCCAATATTTTTTCTTGCTCTGCTTGTAGAGCACCTAGATTAGCTAAATGGTCAGCTTGAAGTTGAGTAAGTGCTTTACCTAATTCTGCTGGCTTTGTTTTACCAAATGTTAAGTCATATCTTATTCTTTCATTTTGATAGGTAGCAGAATTAGAAATTCTTTCTGCAATACTTCCTGTTTTTCCTGTAGTAAGCATTTCACCAACACGACCTCTAGCCATAGTAGTAACTCGGCCCTCTTCTCTACCGAATTTACCTACAGTATCACGACCAATTACTACGCCTTTTTCAGCAGCTTTAACTTGCATTGCTGTTATACGTTCGGATTCTTTGTAGAGTTTGCTTAGTGCGGGAACACCTTTAGTAAAGCCTGTAGTTAAGGCTCTTTTTGCAAGCGCTCCACCAGCAGCAATACCAATAACAGATAGAATCATACCTAATGTGCTACCAGTCATTGCATTTTTAAGTTTACCTGTCCACCCTAATCCACCTGATTGTCCAGGACCACCATTATCAGCAATAGTAGACAGATAATCATTCATACTCTTTAAAATGCCAGCATTATCTTTTCCAAACACTGCCTCTAGAGCATCTTGATGCTCAGCAACAAGGGCAGCATAGTTAAGTGAATCAATAAGCTGTGGAGCTATAGTAGTTAGAGCTTTCATATCCCCTTGAATTACTGAAAGCTGTGCTTGAGCGTCAGCTAAACCTTTGTTATTGCCTGTTTGTTCAACCTGTTTTGTTGCCATTTGATTTTGTATTGAAGTTGCTTGTTGAGTTAGCCCTCCACCTTGTTTAGCAGCACCAGAATACATATCTTGAATAAGTTTAAGATTTGCAGGAGAAACCTTGCCTGACATAGCATCAATTTTAGCACCTTTTAGTTTCTCATCTACAATACCCGCCTCTAAATCATATATTGTTTTCTGTAGATTTAGTCTATCTAGTTCACCTTGAAGAAGTATATTCTGAGCATCAATCTCTTTTTGTTTTTGGTCTACAAGACTCTTTTGGACACTAATTTGGTCTTGTACCAGTTTAACTTGAGCAGCAAGATTATCTTTTTGTGCGCCAAGAGCATCCATTTGTGGCTGTAGTTTATTGATAGCGTCTAGAGCAGTGTTAGCTCCTTTAACAGCAGCATCAAAAGTAATCTCTTTTTGAGTATCAGCTATCTTACCAAGTTTGTATAATTGGTCGTCATAAGCAATACTTTGGTCTAGTTGTGTTTTTTGTCTGTCATTCTCTAGCTTATCAATTGCAGCTTGAATAGCAGTTAACGGAGCAGACGCGCGTTTGTATGCATCTGTTCCTGTAAGACCGGCTTGTTCAAATCCTTTTAGCTGTCCTTGAATATCAAGTTTTTGACGGTTAAGAGAATTGAGTTGCATGTCAATACTATGAAGTTTATCATCAAAAGCACCCATACCTTCTAGGCGAGGATGTGTAAATTTATCAAGGTCTGCTTGTGCTTTTTGAATTTGGTCACTTACATCAGCAAACTTAGCTTCTACTTTATCTAGCACACCTTGTAGTTTAGCTAACCCAGCTTCTTCCGCAGATATTTTGTCGTTCATCTGAGAAATTGTCAAACCTGTAGTACCTACGATTTGATTGAATGCTTTCATTTGGTTGACAGCAATCGCTAAGCTAAGAACACTAGATGTTTGAGCCATCGTATCGTTAACTTTAGTTAGCTCAAGATTTATTGAATCAAGCTGATTTTGGAATGCATCTAAATCTTCTTGTGTTTGTTGCACAGCATCAGTCCAATTAAGAATATCAATGTTAGCCTGTTTTTCTGCTGCACTCAATTTTCTAACAGCAGCAACTACTTCATTCATCGTATAGATATTAGTACCAAGAGAGTTTCCAAGAGAATCATATGATTGTCCTAGAATGTTGTTGCGCTTCATAATATCGTCTAGCGTATCTGCATAAGCAGCACCTTCTGTTCCCATATCACGAAGGTCTTGGGTAGATTTACTTACCCAAATAGTTGGGTCTAATGTTGTTAGCATCTTTACATCAGGAGTAGTTAGCTGAGACAACATTTCAAGAAGCTTAGTTGTATCTGCGCCGTTAGTAGCCTCTTTATAGGCGATGATTGCTTTTGTTAATCCACTTAGACTATCCCCAGCAGTTCTCATAACTTCTGGATATTGTTCTAGGGCGCTAAGAACATCGTCCATCTGCACACCAGCAGCCTGCATATGTTCTAATGCGGCAGCTACTTCAGAAGTTTTCTTAGCATATGTAGATGCATCAGTACTTGTTCCAATATAGGCTTTTGCAAGTTTACCAATTGTTTGCACAGATTGTTCAGCAGACATATTAAGAATGTTGGCAGCTTTAGCACCTTCAATTAAAGCATTAACTGCATTAGCACCAAACTCTTTAGAAGCATTAGCAGCTTTAGCCATGTTATCTAGAGTCTGCCCAAATTGATTTCCTAATCCTTCTAGATATCCTTTTACTTTATCTGCATCAATCCCAACTGAGTTAAAAGTAGAACCAACAGCTTTTAGTTCGGCTCTTGTTTCTAGGAATTTTTGGATAATCATTAGGCCAGCAAGAGCAGCCCCCATTTTAAGGGCGCGAGTAGTTAGAATAGAAAGTTTTGCTGTTAGTAATGTTGTTGCTTGTCCAGTAGCCATCATGCCAAGCGACATTGCTGCAATATCTTTTGAAATAAGTGCGAAAACAAATCGCGCTAATTTAAGAGCAACAATAGCCTTGATAAACCATTGTAGATGAACTACTAGGTCTGAGATAAGCTTAACTACGGCTCCTATTACTGTCAATACTGGAGAGCCAAGTGCTTTAGTAAATGCCCCAACTATTTTAACGATTGATGTGAAAGTTTTTAGTGCAGCATCACCAAACGAAGCAAACACCGGAACAATGTTAATTTGAACATAGTTAACTAGTGCTTTAAAACCATCAACTACTTTAAAGACTACCTTTGTTACTGCGGCGAACCTATCTTGAAGTTTCTGCATATATGCGGGGTCATTTATTTTATTGTAGAAATCGCTAACCATACCTTTTATCGCATTGTAAATAGGCTTAGTAGCCTGTGTAATTTGGATAGTCATTGTATCTTTGATGTTCGACCAGATACCCTTTAAGGTTTGGGCTTGAAGTAACATACCTCCCTTGAATCTTTTTGTTACTTCCATCAAGAACGCATCAGCGTATGACATACCAGCGTATTTTCCACCTTGTTTGAAATCAGCACGTTCCATATGGATACCATAAGATAGCGAACGTCTGAACATACCCATTGCAGCATCAGCAGCAGCTTCTACTGCATCAGTTACAGTACGACCAAAAGCAGAGGCCATATCACCTAATGGGCGTAGCCATTTAGCGGGGTCCATTGCGTAAGCACGAAGTTTAACTACTGCGTCTGTTACTTCTTGAATTGTGTAAGGGGTTTCCTTAGCGAACTGGACAATCCCTTTCATTTCATTTTTGGCAGCAGTTAAGGAACCTAACGTAGTTTGGAGTGAAACCTGGAATTGCTCAAACTGACTGTTGAGCGTGATGGATTGTTTTACTAGTAGCCCCATTGCCACAACAGCACCAATGGCTACAACAGCACCAGCGGCACCAAATATTCCAGTAATAATAGTGCCAACTTTTTCTGCTTGCTTACCTATGTTTGTTAGAAAACCAAAAACCTTTTCGTACCACTTTTTACTTTCATCGCTTCTGAACATTCCGGTGATAAGAGTCTTTAAGGCTTTTAATTTAGGAACAAGACCTTTTGTGTCTACATCAAAAACATTACTCATTACTTTAGCAAGAACAGCATAAATAGCTTGTAGTTTAGCAGTAATCTGGTCGTGTAGAGTCATAGTCACGCCCATATTAGTATTATGGGGTAGTTTATTTAACTCAGATTGGAGCATTTTAATCTGAGCAGCCGTTTGCGGTGCATTTTGAATAGTTACATCAAAATTTAAGTCGCCTCTTCGTGACATTAAAGTTTCTTCACTGCTCCTTTATTATCTGCTAACTGTTTTTGCACTTCTGCTACTTGTGTTTTGTTCTTTTCTAGTGTGCTTTCGATATGTACTATTACTCTGAAGTCCCGCATAAATTCTGCGTCCTGGTCTAATGTTCCACCCTGTTTAGGCAAACTATTAGTTATTTTCCAGTCCATCCATTGTCTAACAGAGGGCAGGAGCGGGTACTCCCCATACTCCTGCCCACTGGTAATTGCTCTTACTTGGTCTTCAAGAATTACACTAAAGGGAGTTCTTTTCCACTTTTAGTAATAACCTTGTCGCCCTCGTCTTCTTCGTCTGATTTCAGAATTGGATTCTGCTCATAGATATCATCAAGCCACACTTTTACAATTTCAGGAGGCATTCTGTTGATGTTGTTAGCTGTTAAAGCAAGAACTTCAATCTTTCCAGATTTAGGGTTCTCACCTAAAACGTTCCAACCAGAAGCTAGGTTAGTAACTAGATAAGACCTAGTAGCCCCTAGCTGCATATCAACTTCAGCCTTCTCGTCAGATTTGCCTTTTCCTTTTTGGTTGCCTAATTTCACTGTAGATGTTAAATCTACGTACTTCTGGTAATCACCTTCGGACATTTTGCGATGCTCAAACCAAGTCTTGTCTTCTTCTGCTAAGTCTTTTTCGTCAGGTAAATAAACTCGATTAATTACTGGTTCGTTTGATACATAGATTTTCTGAGCCATTTTCTACTCCTTTTTCTTACTTGTACATAACGGTGATAATTTCTCCGGCTGCGGGAGCTAATACTGTTCCAGTATTAGATACCACGACTCTACCAGATGTTAGTGCTACAGGCAGACCACCAAACATTACACGCGGGAAGAAGAATTCCATATACTGAGTAGCAGCAGCTTTTGACTGTGCGTTCATTAATAGGAAATAAACATCGTCTTCGTATAGAGAGTAGCCTGGAGTTGTACGGCCAACAGCACCATAAGTGTAGTTAGCATAATCGTCGGCTGTCTGGAATACTTGACTGAAGTTCAAATCAAATGTACGAGCGCCTTCAGTAATGTTGTTAAGGAATCGAGAAGGATGAACCGTATACTCGTCGTTAGACAAGTTGTTGTTAATCGCAATCTCTACTGACTCCATATTATCATACTGAACGCCACCTAGTTTTAGCAACCCGCCGTGGAATGCTAATAAATCATCATCATCGTAAGAAGGAGTATTTGCATCAAGTGAAGTGATTTTCTTTTCCATTGTAGCTACCCAATCGCTAGTATAAGTAGCGATAGCGCCTTGCGTTGCACTAATTGTAAGAGTGTTCATCTTAGCGTTTACTATGTCAAGGTACAGTGTATCCCCAACATTCTTTTCAATTGTTTGCCATGCAAGATAATCAGTAGGTACAATAGTTGTGATTCCAGTAGAACCATCTGCTGTGCAGTCTTCTGAAGAAATACACATTTCTAATAGTGCGCCTAAGTCAGCTACGCGAGCGTAACCACCAAGACCACCAGAAATAGCATACCCACCAGCAACAGCACCAGTACGGTCCCTACCTCTACCAATTTCACTTTCAGCTACTAGAGGCGCTCCGCTTGCTACTAAACTTTCTGATGTTACAACAAAGAATTTATCAATTGTTGGGTCATAAGCAGCTAGCTCACTCTCAAGTACTTGGTCCGTTTGTTTCCCAATTCCGATGTGACCAACTAAGCCTGTGATTGTCATTTTAAGTTATTCACCCCCTCTCCTAAATAGAACGTTCTACATGAACAAGATATTCTATCCATGCAATTGCATAGTAGGCTCCCTCTGAACCAAACTTAACAAACTGTATTGGTCCTATCGAAGAGCTATATACCTTCTCTTTGTTATTATCGGCTAAATTGCCTAATCGTTGATTACTTCTTAATGCTTGTTCCACTCGTTCGGCTACAGCATCCCTTGTTTCTAGTACATCATCCTTGTCAATATTATAGCACAGGACAAAGATGTTTACAACATAATCCTTCGTAACCGCCTGAATTTCTACGCTATCAGGGTCAATAGATTCGCAGGCTACAATAAGCCGAGGAAAATCTGTGTACTGTTCAAACGGAAGAAGCCATTTGTCAACTCCAACTACTACATTAGTATCAACATTTGTGATAGTAGCAGTGGTAAGAATTTCGATAACTTTATTTTCTATAAGAGTTGGTAGCATTAGTACGACACGCTTCCTCTCGGTGTTGGTATAGACGCAGGATTTTTATTTAATTCTTTTTGCATAAGTCTCTGTTCTAATCCTCTTTGAATACCTTTTATCACTATTTGGTTAATATTCTTTCTCTGTTCATTAGTTAAATCTTCTACACTAGATGGCATAAATGGCCTAGGTGGAATTGTTATACCTTTTCCAAAGGCATTAGAACTTCCTAAATTATGAACGTAATATTTGAATATAGTTAATTCATCCCAATGTCCTTGCGGACCAAGCAGTAGTCTAGAGTATTTACCACTAACTGCGACACCTTCCATCCAGTTAGAATCCGTAACATGACTAAATAAGTCACCTTTATGAATAAGAATTGGATGATAACTTCCGCCTCTTCTAGCTGCTTGAGTAAATGATAATTGAGGCCATGCTCCTAAAGGACCACTCTCTGTTTCAAAATTTGTCGGAATGATATCTTTAAGAAAATAAAATGCTACATCATTTAACACTTCAGGTGCAATGTCAGATGGGATACTTTTGTAGACATTAAGCCTACCCATCGCTTTAGATAAATCTTCTTTGTCAAGAGTAATTAGGATACTTGCTCCTACATGAGACTCTTTAGAAGCAGCAAAACGCCCAAACCTAACGGCTGTTCCAGCGGCACTAGTTTTGCTACGCCCTGGTAAACCAAACCCTTCTACAGATTGTAGGGCACTAATAGCAGCCCCAAATGTCTGCATTACACCCGCCATTAACTAGTCCAGTCTCCCCTCGGGTCTTCTCTTCTAGGAATTAAATATCCAGAATCCTTACTTCTAATGAGTAAATTACCCACAAATATATCACCTGAACCTTCAGGAAGGTACGCCCACGACATAGATTCTAATTCTGCTGAAAGAGCAGCAATCATTTGCATACATCTATCAAACATGGAACTGACTCTTTGTGTAGCGCCTCCACCACCGACAGACATATCAAACTTACTGGCTGCTTCTCCAGCCTTTGCCCACCAATAATCTATCGCTGCTGAAACAGTAATTGCATATCTACTGTTGTCGGGTACTGAATCAAATGTACCCCAAGGGGTAGCATAATTTCCTGATACTTTGAGGGCTGCATTATCTAGAAACCCGTCAATTTGAGTATCAGACCAAGGCGAAGCAGACCCCATCTGCCCCGTTTTCTGTAAGAATATGTCGTTGTAATCTACCATACTCTCCTTTTACCAAGTGTCTTTAATACGCGGATTAGTTGTATTTTTTAGTAGCTTATCACGCATTTCAACAGGTATTCGTTGTTTTTTGCCTTTAGTGAAGTAATACCAAACTCCACCAAATGAGCTTTTGAAGTCTCTAGTAGGATTAACTTCAACTTTTGTTTCCTGTTTGATTACTTCTTCTACCTTCATAGGTTCAAAAGTAAACATTTTTTCAATTTCGGTATCATCAATGTCTTTTTCGGTTTCTTTTTTCTCAAGACCGCTTAAATCAACATTTTCTTCTTCTGAAAACACAACTTTGTTAGCCATAAAAATCTCCTTCTAATAGTGGAAAGGGGTGAGTACTAAAGTATTTTAGCACCCACCCCAACATTTGTCAACACGTTTTTCTTAGGCAGTATGAATCGCTACGAGGTTGTCCTCGTTAATGATACCAAAGCCAAAGATAGAATACCACGCTAGGTCGCGCTCACGCCCGAAGTCTACAACACCGTTATCACGCATTTCAACAGGTAACGCTACGGCTTTACCGAAAGCGTTATCGCCAAACAAGAAAGCGGTATAAACATCAACAGGAGTAGCTTGATTGTTACCGTCGTAAGCTACCTGAGTAGTTTCAATGAAGATAACATCTTCAACACGGCCAATTTCTCCATTGTAAAGACGTTGTGGGTCTGTTTTACCAACAGTAATCCAGTCTTCATCATCACGAAGATGGCGGCTTTGATGAGGATGCAGTACGCATACCCAATGGTCATTATTAATCTTCGGTGAGTTATTGGTAGAAAGAATCTCTACAGCGTCTTTGATTTCTTCCATTGAAAGATAATCATCAGTAGCAATAGAGTCTGCATTTGCCCCATTATCAGCGAATACATCACTTCCTGCACCATCTGCAAGTACACCCATAGCAAGACCGTCAACAACACGAACATAATCATCGCCTAGTAATTTTGCAGCACCAGCCATAACATCAATGAACGATGTAGCTAAAAGTAGATTAGATACAGCAACAGCGTTACCGTATTCACCTACTGTTATGCTAATCTGAGAACCTGCTAAAGCTTGAGTCTGCATAGGATACCCTTCAACTAATGCACCACCTGGAGTCAGGTTGTTGTATTTGAAGAAAGTAATTGCTTTACCGGGAGTGGCGGATAGGTCCGTCTTAACTGTGGCAAACTGGTCAAATTTGAATGCAGG